GCAACAAATTCCATCTCAATAGGTATTTGACCTGCATCTGATTGATTAACATTTGCACTATTATACTTAATTTTAGGTAACAAGAAAGTATGTGTATTAGCACTTCCATCATCTAAAGTAAATTCTAATGAACTTTCTGTTTCGTCAAGGAATTTATTAAGCATTGTTTCATCTTCAAAGTAAAATGTCGCTGTACCTGAAACTTCAATTTGACCAACTGCTGGTTCTTTGATAACATCATTACCTAAACAATATAACTGATCTAAGTTCTTTGAAACAGACATACTAATACCGAGCAATGTGCATCCTGCTGAAGCCCCACCTTCCTTAAATGTGCCATCTAAGTGAACGAATGGTTGAGCACTTGCAGCCGCTGTTGGTGCAGAATCTTGCTGTGTTGCAGATACTGTCATATCCTGCCCGATAAATCCATATGTGCTTTGAACAACACCATCGGTATTAACTTCTAAACTGAAACTATTAACAACTGTTCCTGTATAAACAGTAAATTGTGTAATATCTAAGAATCCACGCTCTATTGTGAATGATTTTTTAGTTGAACCGAACTTTAATACGTTAGCCGCCCATGTATCCTGCATTAAACTTTCCATCCAAGGATCGTAATTGGTTACAGAATACACAACAGACACATCTCCAGCGACACCTTTATTACCATGTCGAGAGAATCGTTTCTGTGCATCAGCATATATTGATGGGTCATCAAATAACGCCTTAGTTAAATTAATGTTATTACTTATTACAGGGACAATTGCACTGTCACCTGGTGTAATCGAAGGAGTTGTTCCATAAACAGTTTCGTTTAATGTAGTAACTCGATGATTTGATCCTCTTGCTGTAGCCATATTATATTTTCCTTATCTATAATGTTATTTATCTCTGAACATAGCTGGACCATTTAAGCATCAAGCCACCTCTGTGATAATTTGTTGAGGGTTGCCCCGGTAACGGAGTATACTGTTCAATATTTATAATTGTAGTACCATCTGTTAATTGTGTTGTTTTTGGGAAATAAGAGATAATCTCATCTACCCAGTAATTTGTTTCTGCTATTCCATTGTATGTTGGGGTAAAAATCTCTATTAAAAATACACCTCCAAAATTATCACATCCGCCTATCCCAATACTTGAATCGATTGTTTCTCTTGGAACAATCGATGTTCTTAAATATTTTGATGTTAATGGACTTGTATCGTTGTCTCGTGTTAAAAATCCTTCATCATTAGCCGTTATAATAGTTGGCAAATCACTTATCCCTGCCAATTTTGTATCAAATAATGTCTGTGCTGTCTTAAATGGTGGTGTCATACCCAATTCTTCTTAATTGCAGATACCCAATCTTGTTGGGATTCCATAACACTCATTGTAAGCATTAATTGTGCGGATTGATATCTTGTCCCAAATTCCACAAAACCAGCATACGGCATGGCATTATCTAATGTTAATCCTGAAACACTCCAACCAGCTCTTAATTTGCCGGACTTTACAGGTGTTTTTGCTTTAACTCTTTTCTTCAAATTCTCAAGGTAATCAGTAGGGGCATTATTTCTAATGTTATTAAGTTTATTAATCATTTTAGACATATCAACATCTATGCTAATATATGAACTCATAATAAAGTTCCCTCCCAAGATGCACCTATAACCAGATACACTTTATTACCATTTGTAGAGCGTGCAAGACTATTAATCTTGTAGTAATCATTTTGATAAACAATACGATGTTTACCAGTTATATTAGAGTTATATCTTACAGTTATGCTATGTGTGCTTGTGTTAAATAAGTCATCACCTGGATCATCTCGCATACCATCATATGGGTTATTTGTTTCTATATCAAATTTAGCCCATGTCTTGAAATCTTCAGCCCAACCAATATCATAACCGCCGCGAGCATTTGCAGTCTTTGTTTTCAACTGTAATGATATTCTCGCACGTAAATCAGATATTCTAATTTTTTTCATTAAAATGTATAAACTCGTTCATTTGCTACCAATGATTTAATAGTATCATTAATAACTGGACCCTCTTCTCTATTCATATACATCGCCGCAACCATATGTAACAACCCTTGATGAACACTAAATGGAACATCATCAGATGTATCACCATAACCAGTAACATATATAATTTCAACAGCACTCTTGGGTCTTAAAATATAAGTCGGCCATAATGTGTTGTAATTTAACGATATTGCGGGGTCAGTGTTAGTATTAGAGATAAAATAATTCGTATTAGCATACACTTCGGTACTTGCGTTTGATAGTGTGGATGTAATAGATGTTATTGATTGAATAGGACCATACATTAATTTAATAGTATCTTTAGAAGGATATCTATCAATAATATATTTCCATGTTTGTGTAATTAAAGATCTGTTTAAGTATTTTTCAAGTTTAACAGTGCTTGCCATTATCATCGTAATGATTTGTTTATCTTCCAAGGTGTCTTCTGCTCGTAAAAAGTCTTTAACTTCTTTTAAGCTAACTGCTTCGGCTATGGGTTCTACTGTTCGAATTAAATCCATTACTTACCCTGCTTTTTATCTGTAACCTTCTCTACTGGTGTAGAATTAGGTTTAGTTGTGACAACTTCTACCTTAACAGGTTCGTCAACTCGTTTTGCTAAACCGTGTGCAATTAAAAACCTTGCATAACGGATAGGTATATCAGTTTCAGTCGCTTTTAGTTTGATTAACATATTTGCTCCTAAATTATATAGGGGACAAGCCCCTATATTGTTGTAATTAAATAACTAAAATTATTTAACTAATGCAGATTGAATAGCTGTTGCACTAAACAAACCACCAGTAGTAGTTGCTGTTGAAACGACTGATAAACGAACATAACGTTTGTTATCGTGTTTAACACCAATGGTATTAGCTGTTGCGTCATCTGTTAATGCAAACCCAGCATCTGATTCAGTGCCAAGTAAAAACTTGTCTGCAACGGCTGCGGCATCGCTAAGTGATGAGTCATCGCCACTTTCGATTAAGATAGCATAAGCGCCATCGGTAATTACACCAGACTGAATAATGAACTCAAGTCCATCATAATCCTGGGTATCAATAATTAAACCAACAGTAGTTGTATCTGTAGCAATAACAACCGATGCAAGAGCAGTAGTGGCTGTTATATTATTGTGAAAATCTTTCATATTCTTTTTCCTTATAAAAGTTATGATAAGGGCTATTACACCCTTATATAATGTTAATTACATATTAAGTGCTATTAAGCGTTCTTAATTGTTAATAACTTGATTGCTTCGAAGTTAGTTACTGCACCACCAACTCTTCGAGTTGTGTAATACTTAACATAGCCTTTAGAAGTAAACGGGTCACGAATAACATTGACGCCTAAACGATCAACGATTGTATAACCTGTTCTGAAATCACCAAAAGCAACTGGTTCCACGCTGTCTGCATAAGTTACACCACTTGTAGGTTTAACCATGTCTTCCATACGCTGAATGTTGAAGCCCCATAAAGTGCCTTCCATTAAGTCTTGACCGGTGAATAAAAACGCACCATTTGAGTCTTGTAACTTACGGATAACAGTATTGGTTCTGCGAGACATTGCCCAGGATGCATTTGAACGATAACCATCTTTTAATGAATCCATTAAAGATAGTAAATCAATTTCATCTAATACACTTGAAGTTGCGCCTTCGATTTGTTCGATTTGGCCCCATCCTGTGCCTGCATCATATGTTGTAAAGCCGCGTGGTTCAAAAACACCTGCGCCATTAACGAATGATTCATTTTCAACACGACCGAACTTATCTGCAACTTTCGCTGCCAACCATGCTTCAATATCTAAGTCTGCATCTTGCAACATTTCTGTTGTCATAGCAGGTTCTGTTGACATCTTATGAACTAAGATTTCTAATTCACCAAACTCTGGTGTTGCGGCATTTGTGTTTGTGCCTTGCTCTGCTGTCCACTGAGCGCCAGCTTCGTCTTTATCGACCAGGAACTTAACAGTGTTTTTAGCAGTGTTATGAACGCTTGCGATGTTACGCATTGCTGATGTTTCGTAGATAGTAGATAAGATTGTGCTTGACATATCGTCAGATACGACATAACCACCATCTGGATCACTACCAACAGATAACAATTTGGCTTCCATTTCATGCAAGCCTGCTGTGTCATTTGTAAGTAAGAAATTCTTAAATGCGGCTTTATGCTCAACTTTAGCAACTTCAACTTCATCAACTTCTGTTTCAATACGCTTGTTCGCAGTTTCAAATGCGTCAAGGCGGTCTTTTTGTGCATCAAGATCTTCCAGGGCTGTATCTAATTGAGCTTTGATTTCTTCAACTTTCGCAGAACCTTCTTCGGCACGTTGGACTTTTGTTTGAATATCGCCGATTGAACCAACAATATTTTCTAACATTTCCATTTCTGTTTTTGTAGACATTTTACTTTTCCTTTTTTAATAAGTTTAGTATGTTCTGTAACTCGGATTCAGTATTAGAGTGT